ATGTTACACCCAGAAGAAGGAAAGCGAGATAAGTGGTCGGCTTGGGCATTTAACGTCGATCACCCGTTGCGTAAAGAACGCGGTATTCGAGATAACACTGTTATTGTTAAGACTGTTAAATCAAACGCTACTGGTCTTCACGCATCTCATCTTGTATTTGATGATATTGTTGTACCTGGCAATGCGTACAGTGAAGTCGGGCGAAAGGACGTTGAGCAAGCGGTATCGCAATTCGCGTCTATCTTGAATCCAGACGGCGTAACGAAAGCAGTAGGTACTCGGTATCACCCCAAGGACGTTTACCAGTCCATGATTGAAGCGGAGATACCGGAGTACGAAGACCCCCAGACAGGTGAGATTGTTCCTGCCGAAAAGCTATGGGACGTGCGCGAATACCAGCTTGAGAACGTCGGGGACGGTTCAGGACAATACCTCTGGCCCCGTGGGATGCACCCAGAGACAGGACAATGGTACGGGTTTGACGCGAGAGTTAGAGCACAGATTCTCGCTAAATACCGTTCGATGAACGAACAAACCCAATTTTTTGCACAATACTACAACAATCCGAACGACCCGAGTTCGCATCGCGTTCGTCGCGACAAGTTCCAGTATTACGACAAGAAGCATTTAACCCAGAAGGATGGGTTCTGGTTTTACAAAGACAAGCGTCTTTCAATCTTCGCTGCGATGGACGTAGCATGGACAGTCGGCAAGCGTTCTGACTACACGGCAATCGCTGTTATCGGAGTAGACCCAGAAGGTTTTATTTACCTGTTGGAACTGGATCAGTTCAAGACCGATAAGTACGACAGGTACTACGAAGCAGTAATTGGCCTCCACCACAAGTGGGGGTTTCGTCGTATCCGTGTCGAAACGAACTCAGGTGGTAAGTTCGTAGCCGAAGAACTCCAGAAACTAATTCGACAGAACGGAGATTCCCTGGACGTAGATGGTAAGGCTAAGACCAGCCACTATCAGGCCAAGGTAGAGCGCCACGCAGCCGTTTTGGAGCCGCGCTACGAGAGCCAAACGATCTGGCACTACAAGGGCGGATACACCGACGCTTACGAGGAACAGTTGATCCTTGAACGTCCTCCCCACGACGACCTGCTGGATGCTGTTACGAGTGCCATTGAAATCTCCAAACCCCCAGGGAAAACAATGATCGGAAGTACGGGAAGCAAAGTCAAATACATCGTACCGAATAGCCGCTTCGGTGGCATCCGGCGAGTGAGGTAATCAAGGGGATGGGATACAACTCTGTAGACCTGAGCTTTATCGAGAAAGGCGATCAGCTTGGGGAAGAAATTGCAAGCCTGTGGTCACTGTGGAAAAGCCAACGTGCCCAGGCCGAAGCCCGTTGGAAGGAAACCCAACAGTTCGTCTATGCAACCTCTACCCGCGAGACATCCAATGCCGGCGTAGGTGGTGACGATGGCGAAGGGTGGGCGCACTCTACCTATATCTCGAAGATCACCCAGATTCGGGATAACCTGATTGCCAACTACCAAGCAGCTCTGTTCCCGAACGACGACTATCTCAAGTTCGAGGGCATGGACGATGAAGCCGTGTCCTTGGAGAAGCGACAGGCTGTTGAAGCCTACCTTCGGACTAAACACAAGCTCAGTGACTTTGAACCGGAGGTCAGCCGTCTTGTCGAGGATTGGGTAGATTACGGTAACTGCTTCGCTCAGGTCTACTTTACTCGAGAGACGCACGAAGACCCCGATACGGGCAACGAAGGTTTGAGTTACATCGGGCCGCGCGTTCGTCGTATCTCTCCGTTTGACATTGTTTTCAATCCTATTGCCGAGAGCTTTGCCAAGACGCCTAAGATCATTCGTTCGATCTACTCCCTGGGCGACCTAGCCCGAGAGATAGAGGAATCTCCTGACGGCGCGTACTTCAAAGAAGTCTTTGACAAGATCGTTGACAACAGAGAGAAAGTCCGAGGCATCGGCCAAGATGTTTTCGACAAGTACTCTCAAATGAGCTTCGATGGATTCGGCTCAGTCTATGCGTACATGACTTCGGGCTATGTCGAAGTCTTGGATTTCTACGGAGACATTTACGACATTGAAGGCAAGACCCTTCTCAAGAACCACATTGTTACGGTGGTGGATCGTAAGTTCGTTATCCGTAAACAGGCCATGAAGACGTGGACGGGACGCCCTCACCTGTACCACGCAGGCTGGCGTAAACGTCCTGACAATCTTTGGGCAATGGGGCCGCTCGATAATCTGGTGGGGATGCAGTATTACATCAACCATCTGGAGAATGCCCGAGCAGACGCCTTCGACGAAATGATCTTCCCTGACCTTGTTATCCAAGGCGAGGTTCAAGTCGTACAGGAAGAAGGTAGCCCGAAGAAGACGTACATCGTTCCCGAAGCAGGCCAAGGTGCCGTCAGTTACCTTGCTCCTGACACCAACGTTCTTAATGCTGACTTCCAGATTCAGCGCAAAGAACAGCAAATGGAGGAGTACGCAGGCGCACCGAAGGAGGCAATGGGAATCCGCTCTCCTGGTGAGAAGACTGCTTACGAAGTCCAGCAGCTTACTACTGCGGCAAGTCGCCTGTTCCAACACAAGATCACGGAGTTCGAGCGTACCTTCCTTGAGCCTATCGTGAATGCGGAGATTGAAGTCGCACGTCGCAACCTGGACGTGATGGACGTTATCTCCATTATCGACAACGATACCGGGGCAGTAGAATTCCTTAACATCACCAAGGAAGACATTACTGCTAACGGCAAGATCGTCCCGATTGGTGCACGTCACTTTGCACAGCGCTAGCAGAAGATTCAGGAACTCACTCAAGCGTTCCAGCTTATCGAATCTACTGGTATGGCACAGCACATTCCGAGCCATAAGCAGGTACGCGCTTTGCTGTCTGAACTTGGGTTTGATAAGTACGACCTGTTTGAACCGTTTGGCCGGATCGCTGAACAGATGCAGGCACAGCGCCTTATGAACGCAGCCCAAGACACTGTTCAAAGCGAAGCCATGATTGGCCCACCAATGCCGGAGGAACCCCCGATTGAGTAACAAGAAAGTCCCCTCTACGTTCAAGACCCTTGACGCCAGGACTTACGAAGACTTCCAAAGGTATTACAACAACGAGCATGTGGTGTGGGAGGTTCTTAAAAAGGTTCTCGAAGACAAACTTGAAGCCAAACGAAAAGAATCCGAAGACCCTGGCATTTTCGATCTGCCGGGGTTCAGAGGAAAGCAAGACCATTTGAAAGGTCAAATCTACATCTTGCGACAAATCCTAAATCTTTTTCCGAGTGACAACGGAGTTTAATTACTAATGACGACTACTTTCTCTGGTGACGACAACACCAATCTTGACCAAGGCGCGCAGCAGGGAGCCTTCGGTTCCGCTCCGCAGCAGGAAGACAGCCCCGCAAGCGGAGGTAATAACGAAGGTCGGGCTTCCAACGAAGACCAGTTTGCGAAAATCCAGAAGCGATTGAACGACAGTCAAGCGTTCATCGAACAACTTCTGGAAGAACGGAAACAGGACAAGGAGCGATTCGCCAAATACGAGGAAACGCTTCGTGCCCTGGAAGAACGAGCAAACAAGGAAACGTCTATCGCGGAAGTGCTCGAAGGAATGAAGACCCAACAGAGTCAGCAGTCTGAAAAGACCAGTCAGATTGATCCTGATGAGTTGGTGGAAAGGGTTAAAAGGGAAGCCCTTACGGAAGTACAGAAGCAGCGAATGGAGGAAACGTTCAACCGTAATTTCCAAGAGTGTGCCTCGCTGGTTCAGCAGGCTTATGGTAAAGAGAACGTGGATACCAAGATTCGCCAGTTGGCCGAGGAAAACGACCTGTCCTTTGAGGATGCAATCGAGATGGCACGGACTAAGCCCAAGGCTTTTCGCCGTCTCTTTGTTCCCGAAGGCACTAAGGCTGTAGACCCCAAGCCTGCTGGCGGAACTGTCATGTCTTCCGCTTTCCAAGGACGACAAGAGCAGAAGCCATCCAAACCTTTCCATGAGATTAGGACGGATAAGGAACGGATTGCTTATGTTAACGAAATGTTCCAACGACTCAGTAACAACCTGAACAACAGTTAAATCGAGGATAAACCACAATGACTGGCAACCTTACTTCTAACACGCCTGCTGCGATTCGCGCTCAGGTATACAGCAACATCTTGATGCAGTCCATCAACGAAGGCTTCCTGCCTGATGGCCTGTTCCGAGATGTGTCTGACTTTGGTGATGGAAACACGCTGTTCATCCCGACGATGGGCGACGTGACCATCTACGACATTGAGGAAGACAAAGACCTTCCGATTAGCCCGGTGGATACCGGCCAGATCACCCTGACCATCAACGAGTTCAAGGGTACTGGTTGGAGTTCCAGCGATAAGCTCAAGCAGGATGCGTACATGTGGCAGGCTATGGAATCCCAGATTCCGGCCAAGGCCCTGGAAGCCCTGAAGACTGAGTATGAGACCAACATGCTGGCTGCACTCAACGCGATGCAGACGGCAGGTGCGGATAACAGCTTCAACGGTTTCGCGCATCGTCTTGCTGCCTCGGGTACGAGCGGTGTTATCTCGGTAGCCGACTTCGCCAAGCAGAAGCTTGCCTTTGACAAGGCCCACATGCCGAGCGGCGGTCGTATCGCTATCGTGGACGCTACCACGGAGTACACGCTGAACAACATCACTAACCTTGTCAACGTCTCCAACAACCCGATGTTCGAGGGCGTTGTGACCGAAGGCTTTGCCCGAGATCGCAAGTTCCTTTACAACATCTTTGGTTGGGACGTGTGGGTGTCGGATCGCCTGCCGCGCATCGAAAGCGAAACTCTCGGCGGTACGACTGTGACCAACGGTGTTGCGAACATCTTCATGTGCGTAGCCGATGATATGGTCAAGCCGCTGATGGGCGCATGGCGTCAGCAGCCGGAGATCGAGGGTGTTCGCCGTGCTGAGAAGAAGCGCGACGAGTTCTACCTGAGTGCTCGTTACGGCTTCGGCGGTCAGCGTAGCGAATCCCTGGGTGTGGTTGTTTCCACCCTGGACGTTCTTTAATTCAAAGGAGATAAATAGATATGGCTCGCACTGTAAATAGCCTCGGCGTAGCTCAGTACCTTGGCCCCCGTAATGTGGACTTGGGTATTGGCTACTCCGTGTACGATACGGGCGCTGAGAAGACTATCGTGATTGACTTCGATCACGAAAATCTTCCTGCTGCTTCGGAAGACGACGCCGCTGTTCCGGTTATCCCGGCGAATGCCTTTGTTGTGTCGGCGCGTGTCTACGCTGACGAAGGCTTTGATGGTGGTACTCTGGACGTTGGCTTGGCACAGAAGGATGGTACTGCCATTGACGCTGAGGGCCTTGTGGCTCTTGGCGACTTGAGTGCTGCGGGCACTTGGGTTGATGGCGACGGTGCCCTTGTGGGCGCATCTGTCGGCGCTGCTGATGCCCAGGTCACGGTAACGGGCACTCCGACTTCGGGTCAAAGCACGATCGTGGTCAAGTACCTCAGCGTCTAAAGCA